GTGCAGCAGGGTAGATTGCGTGTGCTAAGTAGTTGTCAGCATGTACTGGCTATGCTAGATCAATATCAGTGGGACGATCGTGAGGGACTACAACGTGAGCGCCCTAAGCACAATCGTTATAGTCACATGGCTGATGCCGTTAGATATGCTCTTTATACTTATACTGTATAGGTAGCTAAAATTTATGGTTGCAGTGGTAGTTGCTTTTAGGCTATAATTATGAAAATTGTGGAAATTTCATGGCAGTAAATACAAATAAACGCATACCAGTAAAGTGGATTAGAGATAAAGCTAAGTCAGCTTATACAAAACAAAGTCACTGCTATATATGTAGTGGTCAAACAGAACTAGAATTGCATCACCTGCACAGTATAACACACCTGCTCGAGGTGTGGTCTAGTAAAAATAACATAGACATTGGCAGCGATGAAGCTATTCTAGCAGTTCGCGATAGGTTTATTAGTGAGCACCATGTAGAAATATATGATCTAGTCTTTACTCTCTGTAATAGGCATCATGTACAACTGCATGGCATATATGGCAAGTCGCCACAACCTAGCTCAGTAGAGAAACAACGTCGTTGGATTGAGCTGCAGCGCCAAAAGCATTTATCAGGCGAGTCTAGTTTTCGTGGATCTGCTTTAGTTAGCCACTTTAGTGAGTTCACAGGGGGCTTAGATGGCGTTAGAAAAAATTCGTAGTTGGATTGTTGAAAAACTAAATCCAGCTCAAGGGCAAATACACTATGATGAAGGTGGTGAGGTTAGTAGCAGTACACAAATACTAACAAATCAAAATGCCTTTAAACATATAGACAGTGTAAATAGAAGTGTAAACATGGTAGTTAGTGCTTGCGCTAGCTTAGACTATGACGTAAAAGACAAAGTACATGATGGTGTTAGTGTTGGTGTTCGCCAAAAAACCTTAAACACACTGTTAAACTTTAGACCAAATCCCTATCAAAGTGCACAAGAATTTCGTCGCGAAATTTTTAAAGACTTGATCCTAGAAGGCAATGCTTTTATACACTTTGATGGTACTTTTATGTACCACCTGCCAGCATACAACGTAGATATATTAAGCGACCCTAAACTGTATATACGTGGCTATCGCTACAGCAGTAGCGTAGATTTTAAGGATAGCGAAGTATTTTACTTTAAAGACTTAAGCAGCGATAGTATATACCGTGGAGCTAGCCGATTAACCAGCTGCATGGAAAATATAAATATTCTCTACAGCATGCAGGAGTTTCAGCAAAGATTTTTTGATAACGGCACTGTGTTTGGACTAGTACTTACCAGTGAAAATACACTAAGTCAAGCAGCCAAAGAAAAAACATTGCAATATTGGCAGCAGCGCTATAATCCTAAGAATGGTGGTAAACGACCTATTATCTTAGACAGCGGACTAAAGCCAGTAAAATTAACTGAACAAACTTTTAGTGATCTTGACTTTGACGTAGCTATTCGCACACACAGCGAGCGTATAATGACCAGTGTTGGGGTTCCGCCTATATTGTTGCAAGGTGGTAATAACGCTAATATATCTCCTAACTTGCGACTATTCTACCTAGAAACAGTGTTGCCCATAGTTAGACTGTATATCAGCTCAGTAGAACGATACTTTGGCTATGATGTAGACGCAGTAACTAGCAATGTCAGTGCACTACAACCAGAATTAAAAGATATAGCAAGCTATCATGCTAGCTTAGTAAACGGTGGCATTATAACACCTAATGAAGCACGCATAGAATTAAGGTATCCCAAGGTAGAGGGTGGGGATACAATCAGAGTGCCTGCAAATATAGCAGGTTCAGCAGCCAATCCGTCTGTGGGCGGTAGGCCACAAGGAGCTAAGGAGCAGTATGGACATTAAAAATAAAGTTATATACTTTAATTCCAGGTTTACCACTAAAGCTGCCACAGAGGAAGAAGCTGATAGTATAGTCATAGAAGGCTATGCTAGCACAAATGATGTTGATCGTGTAGGTGATGTAGTGCCTACTAGTGTATGGGAAAAGGGGTTGCGTGATTACCTTAAAAATCCTATTATACTAGCCTATCACAATCATCAAATGCCTGTGGGTAGAATGGTTGAACATCGTGTAGATGAGCGTGGATTGTGGATTAAAGCCACAATTTCAGATGCTGCAGATAACGTGTATAAACTAATTAAAAAGGGTATCCTAAGTGCTTTTAGTATCGGGTTTAGGGTCAAGGATGCCGAGTACAATAGCGCAGCAGAAGTATTTTTAATTAAAGACCTAGAATTACATGAGATTAGTGTGGTTAGTATTCCTGCTAATCAAAACACACTTTTTAGTCTATCCAAAGCATTTGATAGTGCAGAGGAATTTGAGTTATTTAAACAGCAATTTGCAGTTAGTGATGGATCAGCTAAAGGGCTTGACGATCACACAGTAGCAAATAGCGCAAACGAGAGGAAATGGAACATGGATCCAAAAGAGTTAGAACAAATGCTAGCTAGAGCTACTGCACAAGCTGCAGAGCAAGCTGCCAAAGCTGTTATTGAAGCACAAACTAAAGCACTAGCTGATAAAGCTGCAGCTGACAAAGCAGAAGCTGAACTACAAGCAAAAATTAAAGCAGCTGTTGCCACAGTGCAAACAGTTGATACCGGTGCAGAGCGCCTACTAGCTGACGTTGAAAAACGTCTTAACGAGCAAGCTGAAGCGCACAAGAGTGCACTAGAAGGCCTAGAAGCTACACTACGTGAAAAAGCCGCTGAGCTAGAAGCAGTTCAAAAGAGCCGTATGCAGTTTAACGATAAGCGTGATGCTGATGGCATTACATATGCAGAAAAAGAAGCCGCAGTGTTTATTAGCAAGGTCACAAAACGTGAACTACATAATACAAAATACTACAACAGCCTAGTTACAAAGTATGCTAGTGGTGGTACAGCAGGTGCTGCTGGTAGTGGCGGCGGTGCTGGTGGTGCAATTCGCCTGCCAGATGCGCGCTGGGAAACAGAAATCAGCACAAACATGGAAAACGAAATTCGTCGTCAGCTAGTAGTTGCTGGTACAATTCGTCAAATTAACATGCCACAGCCATTTATGAAAATGCCACTAAACCCAGATGCTGGTGCAGACGCAACTTGGGTGGCAAATGCTGACTTTGGTGGTTCAACCAGCAGTGGTACACCTCGTACACATGCACTTAAAGAAATTGAACTAAGCTGCGCTAAGCTAGCTACTAAAGAGTTCATTAACTTTGAAGAAGAAGAAGATGGCTTAATCGCTCTAGTACCCATTATCCGTGATGCAATTACACGTCGCATGGCTAAAACACTAGACAAAGCTATGCTATTTGGTAAAGATGCTGGTGCAGCTACAGACCCATATGCAACTAGCGGCATTACTGGTCTTGCAGCCTATGATGCTCCTGGTGCTACAGGTGCTCTACCTAGTGGTGGTGCTACACCTAGTGTTACAGTAGCTGTTGGTGCTAAACTTACCTTTTTAAAGTTTATGGAAGCACGTCGCGCCCTAGGTGTTTGGGGTCTAGAGCCCAGCGAACTAGTAATGTTTGTTAGCCAAACAGCTTACTATGACCTACTAGACGATAGTACTTTCCAAAGCACTGATAAGATCAGCGAAGCACGTAACACACTATTAACAGGACAAGTTGGTTTAATCGCCCAAACTCCAGTTATTGTTACTGCACAGTTAACAGGCGTAGCAGCTACAGACCCACTAGCTGTTCTAGTTAACCCACGTAACTTTATTGTTGGTAACCATCGTGCTATGCGCATGGATACAGATGACGAAGTTATTAATCAGCGCCGTGTACTAGTTGCTAGTATGCGCATTGGTATGAATATTCTAACAACCAATGAAGGTAGCGGTGTTGTAGCAGTTCGTTACGTTTAATTTTTAAACTAGGCAGGGCTCACATGAGCCCTGTTTCTAAAGTACAACGCGTTGTACTTTAGAAACACAGGAGGATTTATGGCTGACTTAATTACCAAGTCTGAATATAAAGACTATTTGGGCATTACAACAACTAACAAAGATGATGAAATTGAGTTGTTAATACCCAAGGTTAGTCAACTAATAAAAACCTACTGCCGCAGAACTTTTATAGACCATTTTGACGAAGAAAAGATCGAATACTTTGATGGCGGATTTAATAGATTTATACTAAAAGAGTCACCACTAGTTACAGTATTAAAGGTTAGTAAAAGCATAGACTATGGTCAAACTTATACAGATTTAGTAAAGTTTACAGATTGGGTAGAAGATGGTGATAGTGTGCGCGGTATTAATAGTTATCAATGGTTTCCAGAATTAATTCGTGGATATAAAGTACACTATTTTGCTGGATATGAATTTACACCAGAAGATCTCAAACTAGCAGCACTTGACCTAGTAGAATACTACTCAAAGAATAACAGTGCTGTACACGTAAACCGTGATGTTACGCCCAATGTAACACAAATACAATATGTAGCTAGTACAAACTTTCCAGCGCATATTAAGCGTGTACTAGACCAGTATGTAGCGGATTATGCATAATGACTGCAGAGGCGTTTAGAAATACTGTTAAAAAACTACCAGAATTAAAAGATTGGTTTTATGACGAAAAGAATTCTAGGGGCATACTACACGAAACGCGCGCTAGCAACAAAAATTTTATAGACACTACTCGTGTAGACTTTGTTCTTACTAAAGATCAGTTGGTTGAAGTACTTGGAAATGAAACTACTGCTAATGCTATATTTAATAGAGTAAGAACAGATAATAGCGATCCTACAGTAGAGTATCGTCGCGGACGCAACCAGGAAACTATAATATTTCGTGATGTAAACTTTCGCAGACTTAATACAACTATTGCAGGGTATTTACAAAACATAGCTGAAAGTGCTGGTTTGCAGGGCGTAGTACAGGCAAAAGCTATTGAAGCTGAACGCAGTTTGCGAAAATACGATAAAGGCCATGTTTATGGTTGGGCAAACACCTTAGTAGAGCGGACCAGAGAAAGTATATCAGAAAAACTTAGATCGCGTAGTGTTCCGCCCGAGCAACTACAAAAAGAATTAGATGCATTAAATAATTTTATAGACAGTTTACATAATTTGCTAGAGCAATATGATGAAGCTGCCAGTGGAATAGCAGATATTAAAGCAGATGTATATGCTAGATATAGAAAAACCAGCACAAACTGGCTAATTACTTGGCAAGGAGCCGCAGAGCAACAGGCAGGCGGCGGTAAAGTTGGTACAGCTCTAGGCAAAAGCAACAATGTAAATGTTCGTGGATTTCTAAAAAATGTTGTTTTAGGTTCAAGTGATAAATTAATAGAAGATGCCTTAACAGGCATGGTAGAAAGTTTTGTAAAAGAAGGTATTGCTCAGCAAGGTGCCAATAATTTGCTGCAACTTAAAAGTTCGCCACCAATCTTAGATATGATTGTAGACGACTTAGCAGCAGCACTAACGGGCAAGCCTAAAAAGTTAAAAGCACAATATGTTGGCGAATTACCTAGCCTAGCAAAACTACCCGTTAGACGGGTTATTAATAAAACTAAAGCTAAAGCCAGTGCTAAAAAAGCGCAAGCTGAGTTAACAAACCTAAAAGGTAAAGTACGTCGAGCTAAAGCCAAGCTAAAACAAGCAGTGCTACCACTAGCAGAAACTAGTTTATTGTCACTAACTAATTTAATTAATTTAGGTTTAAGCGAACAGATTAGACAAAATATGGGCACAGGCGATAGCCGCAATGTGTTAAATTACAGAACGGGTAGATTTGCAAATAGTGCTAGCGTAGAGCGTCTAACTATGAGCAAGCAAGGGATGATAACAGCATTTTATACATATATGAAAAATCCATATGCTACTTTTAGTGTAGGCGGCCAACAACAGTTTCCTAGAAGTCGCGACCCTAAACTGCTAATAGCTAAGTCAATTAGAGAACTAGCGGCAAAGCAAGTTAGCAACCAATTAAGGGCTGTACAAGTATGAGCAGAAGAATAAGTATAGTAAAAGCCCTGGCAGAACAATTTAAAACCATAGACGGTACAAGTCCCTATAACACTGATCTACAAGGCCTATGTTTTGCTAAACTAAAATTTTGGGATGAAGTCAACGACTTTCCCAGTGTATATTTAAGCACAGGCACTGAATTGCGTGATTATTTGCCCGGCGATTTTGCCTGGGGTATGCTGCGTGTATGTGTAAAAGTGTATTGTAAAGGTGAAGACACCGCACAAGATCAGCTAGAACTACTACTAGAAGACCTAGAGCGCTGTATAGATACTAGTCGTCAACTTGTTTATGATTCAGCCAATGGTTATACAACAACAGAAATATTAATAGACTCAATAACTACAGACGAGGGTTTGCTAAACCCCTATGCGG